CGGAATGCCAATGAACGGCATAGCAGTAAATGTATATGCACACGCAGTATCACAAGCATGCTATGAACGTTTTGGCGGAAGCATCGATGAGGTTAACAAATCATATTCAAAAGAAAATGGTGCGGCAGGAAGCGTAGTCCCATTTTTTGAAAGCAATAAAATTTATAATCATACAACAAATTCTATCTATACAGCTTTTTCAGATGCACCAACTATAGATACTGATTTTACAGCATCACATTTATCTGCTTCATTGTTTTATCAAACAATGGGTATTCATACTCAAGCAACAAATTTAAATACAACACCTGTTGAAGCCTATAATGCAATTGTTAATCACAGACGCAAGGCACGTTCAAAATCGTTACCATTAAGAAACGCATTTGACCACACATTGGCTGAAGCGTTTTGGTTAAATACTGGATATAATGATATTGTTGCAGATTTCGACGCCAAGCTTTTGGATGGCGAAGTATCTTTGCAAGGATTGACATTTCAAGCACCAATTAAATCATTAAGAACATCAGGCGGAAAAACTGCATCAAACAATGATACATTTACTGGATCACTTGGATATTCGCCTGAACAAACAGGTTCAACAATAGTTGATGATGGCGATTATTATTTATTTGATGAAATATTTGCAGAATTGCAGACAGGCGGTAATGCTACAATGTCATTGGCTGATTTAGATCAGGCACGCAAAACAGTATCATATGCAAAATTAAGAAGTAAGTACGATTGGATAACGGACGAGTACGTAATCAATTTACTTATGCAGGGAATCACGATTCCATCATTATTGCAAACGCAACCAATATTAATTGGTAAAAAATCAACTATGTTGAATTTTAATGAACGTTTTGCAACAGATGGCGCAAACTTAGATACTAAAGTTGCGAATGGTTCAGCATCAATTGATATGAATATATCAACTCCACGTATGCCATACGGTGCTGTAATTATGTATACAATGGAAGTTGTGCCAGAACAGCTATGGGAACGGTCAAAAGATCCGTTTTTATATACAACTGATACAGATACATTGCCAAACAGCCTACGTGATACATTGGATCCGCAGAAGGTGCAAACTGTCAAAGCAGATACACTCGATGTAAATCATAATACGCCTAATTCTACATTTGGTTATCAACCATTAAATAATCAATGGAAAATGGATTGCGTCCGTGTAGGTGGTAAATTTTACCGCCCTGCAAACGACGCATTTACAGAGGATAGGCAAAAAATATGGGGTTGTGAAACTTTGAATCCGACTCTTTCGGAAAGCCACTATTTGGTCAAAGATCTTCATAAAAAGATCTTTGCAGATCAGGTGGCGGATAGTTTCACAGCTACAGTAATGTCGGATTTAAAAGTATCCGGTAATACAGTCTTCGGAACATCGTTGCTCGAAGCTGACGCATCAAGTGACTATGACACAATAACCTCGCAAGTGGATTCCTCCCGTATCGCGTAGTTATGTATAGCGGGGTAGCCCTCCCCTACCCCGCTTATTTTTATTAAAAAGGAAAAAATAATGAATAGAATAAAACACGGACAAATTAATAAATGGTTTCCTGCACAAGCAGGAGAAATATTAGAATTTGTAGCAAACAAACCACGTCACGTTAAATTTGAAGTAACAACAAATTCAAATATAGAAATTTGGGTTGCAACAAACAAAAAAATGCAAGATGCAATTTTAATTGGAACAAGTGACGCAAAAACATAAGTTCAATACACGGCAAATGAAACAACATATTGCCAAATAAAGGCACAAAAAGGTTCATCAGTATTTGTAAATCTTCCAGATTTAGATCAAACACGCGTGCAACCTGAGGAAGCTGTATATACTAATATTGAGCCTCGAATAAATCAAAGCACTGAATTTGATCGTATGATGCAATTTATGAAGCATAACGAATCAATTCGTAATCAAGAACTTGAAGCTGAACGAGCTGTATTAAGGGCAGAAGTTGCAAAAATAAAAGCAGTACAAGTTGACGAAGCAATTATTGAGGCAGAAGAGGCAGAAGAAAATGCAGGAGAAACCACCACATAAATTCTTTAGGTGGGTTTGGTTTCTAGATCGCATCCAGTTCTGGCATAAAGACGAACTAGTCCATCGGCGTTACGCTGATGCGGCTAGGTCGTTGGCAGTACCAAAAGACCATTCAATATGGAAAAAAGTGCGCACAGAAGAAGCAGATTATAAAGGAGCACATTCCGATATAGTTGAATTCTTTAAAGCATTTCAAAAAGCTTGTCATAAGAGGA